GGTACGACTGCTCCGGAGATGATGTTGTTTCCATAGAGAAGTGATCCAGCAACCGGTTCACGGATGCCATCAATATCAACAGGTGGTGCTGCAATGAATGCAACGATAAAACAAGTGGTAGCTGCCAGTAGACAAGGAATCATAAGGACACCAAAGTGTCCCACATAAAGCCGGTTCTCAGTGCTGCTAACCCACTGGAGGTAGCGGTCCCACAAAGAGGACTGCTTCTGAAGTGCGATAGTAGCTGTCATTGTTTACTTAATTTTTAGATTACGTTTTGCAGTCTTAGCTGCACGTTTGAAGTTTGCTGCCGAGGGAGCACCAGCGCTCCCAGGCTTCCGCATTTTTTCACCACTGCCAGCAGCGATACGCTTACGCTTGGCGTGGATGTTAGCATAGAGTCCAGGTTTAGCCATTTAATCATAGCAATGGGTTTAAGGTATTGGTAGGCGCTGGGATTTAGCCAATACCTGAATAAAGTCCGATGGAGTCAAGTTGTTCGATAAGCCAATCCTCATACTCTAGTGGCATAGAGTCCAGGCTTAGCCATAACGTTTCTTTGATTTGTTCTTGGCGAGTGGTAGGCGAGGACCGGTGCGCTTCAAGAAAGTTTCTTTTTCGTTAGGGTTGTCGGTACCCTTGCCTTTGTTGTAGATCTTTTGACCTTTGTTTGCTTTTTTGTGACCTGCAGGATCAATATCAAAAGAGTGTTGTGCAATCTTCAGGTCTTTCTTTTTCTTTTTAGGACGACCTACTTTAGAACCGTAGGTGCCAGGGCCATAGGGCATTACCAGATACCAGGGATAATTTGACCAGTGAGTGCATACGCTCCAAGCGCAGCCATCACGCCAAGCATGGCAAGCCTGCCATTGAGACGCTCGGCGCGTTCGTTATGAGGGATAGAGTTTTCGTCGATGTACATGCGAGGTTCAGTAGGCCAGATTTGTGTGTCGTTCATCAGAAGGATAGGTCAGAGCGATCCAGTTTGTCAAGAACATCTTGCCGATACGCAGGATCGTTGTCGTACCGAGGATCGTTCATAGCTTCAACGAGTTCAGCTTGACTGCGGAAACCACTCTGTGCTTGAGCGGGTTTACCTTGCAACATGTTTCCGTCCTGTCCCATAGCTTCAGTGTAACGATAATAAAGAGCTTGTAGTGCAAAGTTGATCTGACCCATATCGCCAGACTCAATCATTGCATCGTAGGTTTCAATCTCACTGTCATTAAGATTATCAGAAGCCCAGGAAGTCAAAGCATTATACTCCTGTTCCCCACCAACTGCTTGATATACAGCAGAGATTTCCTCTCCTGACATCTCTCTGCCTTGGGGAGTATTGGTTTCTTGATCTGCCATCAAAGCAAACACATCCGCAGGGGACATGTTGTTAATAGCTTCGATAGCTTCGTCTAATCTCGCCGGTCTCTCGATATGCATTCAGAATATCGTACAACCCACCGTCATCAAACTCTTCTGATTCTTCTGAGTCTTCTACTTCCTCATCTTGACTTCCTAGCTTTTTCTGCAGCTCTAGGTAAGCTGCTTCTAGCTCTTCAGTATTACGATACTTACCAGCCAGACGTTGTTCATGAGCTGCTTCCAGCTCCTCGCCTACCCGCAAAGAGTCAGCAAGTTCAGCCTCATGGCTGTCCATCACTTCTTGGGCGACGCTATTATCGGATGAAAATACTTCTGCCATTATTCAATAGGTGGTTGTTGTTGCTGCTCTAGCTCTTGTGCTAGGGCAGGGTTTTTAGATGGATCATTCATTGGTGTAGATTCCAATGCTGCAGCTTGCTTAGTAAGTTCCATCTGTTCTTGCATCTGCATGTTTTGCTGCATCTCTTGTTGTTGTTGATCCATAGACTTAACTAGGTTCAACACATCAATACCTTGTGCAGCTGCCAGACGTTTGATAGCCTCGTCTGCATTGAGATGTTTCATCAATGCTTCAGGCCCAAGAGTCTGAGCAATGGTAGTGATGAAAGCGGTCAACGATTCACGATCCTGACCCCTACCAAGTGCGTTGATACCAGCAACAATGGTTGGCTTAACTAGATCTTTAGGATACCTAGGCAGCTCACCACTGCGTTGCATCACCATCAACTTACGATTGAGGTATGGCACAAGGAACTCAACGGTCAGCAGACTAAACAGTCCACCAAGTTGTTGTTCTAGTTCCAGTTGTGTTAGCCGTACCTCTTCAGCTGTGGTCCGCTCTGATTGCCTTACTGTGAGAACAAGGAATGCCTCAGCAATGCGGCGCTCAAGGGATTGCATCTGCTGTAGTGCTGTAGCAAAGTCAGCAGTCTTACCAACCTGCACCACACCAACATCATCAGGTCGCCCCTGAATGATAGCACCGTTGCCTGCTTTGGCTAGGGTCTGCGGTTTAGTGGTCGATGATGGTGACACTAGGAAGATCACTTTAGCAGCTGCTGCAGAGCCTTCTGTGATGGCCTGAGAGAGTGCTTCGAGTGACTTGAGATCACCGATAAACTCTTCGACTCGTCCTCTGCCATAGTTCTCACCATCAACAGAGTTGAATCGTAGCACAAGCCAGGGCGATGCATCACGTGGAGCTTTGCCTTGTGTGCCAGGAATCGTTTTGTCGTACACCTCTTGGTGCCAGACCCAACGATTGTTATCTAGTTTGCAGTGAGTATAAACTTCTACATCATTGCTGTGGTTTGTTGTCTCATCATTAACCTTAAGTGGATCTTTGATGATGTCAACAGGTAGAAGTTTTTTGTTAATAAGTTCTTTGGTTACGATCTCAATTACGTTGCCGTTACCATCTCGTTCTACAACATAGCGGTTCAATGGGTAGTGCTTAATCCCTTCTTTACCCATAAACAACAGAGCGTTACCACCAACAACAAGGTGTTTGATGGCTTGGTGTACAGTGACACGATCGCTAGAAGCAGCGATAGAGTCCATCACCATACGCTCAAGTTTAGCAAAACTCAAGTCAAGTTCAGATCGAATCTCAGCAGGCAGGTCAGTGCCAAGCTTGTCATCTTTAATCTGCAGCTTGAAGAACGTTGTCTGCGGAGGCAGCAAAGCCAGCATCAGTTTAGATGCTAGCGTAACAACTGCCTTTGCACCAACGCTTTGCCAAGGTTGTGTAAGGGTTTTGTGGGAACTCCGCAACTCATCACGTTGGATGAGGTAAGGAAGTGTAAGCTCAGAGCATTGAACAGCAATGTCAAGAAACGATGTACGGCCACTGCTTAGCGCATCGTACCTAGATTTAGCTGTCATTAATATCCTCCAACATTGAGGCCGGTACCACCAGCACCAATAGATAGTTGTGTGTTTACTTGTTGCCGTGGCCGCCTGATGCGAAGATCAGAAAGCCGTGTACGTTTCTTTGCTTTCCGCGAAGTTCGTACTGATTGTCCCGCAGCTGATTGAGTTGCAATCGATTGCTTGGGGGGTTTGATAAGTGCGGGAGCAGGAGGCGGGGTTGGAGCCTGCGTTGCTGGGTCGGTTGGATAGCCACCACCTTGGAAAGCAGTTGTTGCCTGATTGATATCTCCAACATAGATGCCTTGCTCAGCAGCTCTACGCAGAAAACGATTAAATTTTTTGCTCATTGTTCTTCAGAGAGACGTTGTTTAATCCAGTCAATAATGCTCTGCTGACCAGCGCGGAACATGATGTGGGTGATGGTATCTTCTGGTCCAGTAAAAGGTGGAGGAAATTTATCTTCCAACTCTGCCAACAGCTTTTCAGGTGTCAGAAAGTTAAGCATATTGTGGAAGGTTTTGGTTTGCATGTTCAAAAAAAGCAGGCATCCGTGCTCGCTGTGTGTCAGAAAGTTGTGGTGCTTTGCCCTCATACATTAGCCGATCGCTAGATTCCAGCCAAAATTTTTTGTCCAAATATTTATCGTCACTCTTGCCTAGTGGTTGCATGACCCAGGCAATAGTCGCCTTACGAAGTTTATCCAGCGACGGCGAAGCCTCCACACCAAGCTCTCGACAAACCAAGCTATTTGTTGCGACGTGAACTTGTTCGTCTCGTGAGATGTCAGCTGAGACTGTTCGCATCCCTGCGTCGCCATTAAACCTAAAGAAGGGTAATAGGACGAAAAAGATTGCACGCTCAGCAACCATGGCTTTAAGGATAGTGTGATCAGGATGTTCTGTCCAGGCATCACGGAGTGCGAGGGCTTCCCGCTCAGCTTTCGGATCAAGTCCCCAAGCATCGGCGACATAACCCAAAGCGAGGTCGTGCTTAATCTCGTCTTGGACATTGCTCTCCAATATCTCACGCGAGAGAAATGGAACTTCAGAGGCGAGCGCATCACGAATAAAATCTCCCACAGGTAGTTCCATGTGTCGCAAGGCAAGTGCACGGCGCAGAGTCTCTTCCGCTCCCTCCTTGCACTTCCCTTTGGTAGTAGCCACAGGGGTCCATGTCCGTTTGCGTTCTAGTAGTTGTTGATAAGGATGTTTCTTCATTCTTGGCAGTCACAGGTAGGTTCTTTTTCATTGAGTAAATCTGCAAGGTAGTCGTCTACGTCTTGTTTGTCAAGAGCGGCGTACGCATCAGATTTGTCTTGTGTATCCGCCATAACTTGTAGCGAATAGTAAAGAGAAGTCTGGGGACTCTTTAGCCACTCTTCGATAAAGGCGTTGTCATACGTGACAACATCACTCCAACTGTTGAAGCTATACCCGTGAAGAAGCCCAGTGCGATCAAGCATCGTCATCATTCCGTCAGCTACACGCTTGTAAGCATCCCAGCCAACCTCTGATGCAATCTCTACATCGCCATAGAAATATGAATTGACACCAAAGGTGCCACTGTCCCGGTCAACGACACGGGAGATAGGTGGTGCAATCTCAGGAGTACAGGTGTAACCATCTACATCCTTACTGCGGTAGCTACAGCTCGCAGTAGGAGCGATTGCAAAAGCTCGGTCCATTGAGTAACTGCGTGCGATGCTTGCAGC